GCGTGCGGTCGATGCCGAGACGGCGAAAGCCAAGGCGGCAGAGGAAGAAGCAGCGCGTTCGTGGCAGGCGAGGCTGGATGAGTACGGCAAGGCCAAGTCGGCGTTGCGGGTACGTGACTACGAGGACGCAGAAGCGACGACGCAAGAAGCGCTCTCCGAGGTTCAGCAAGGCATTCTGCTTCAAGGCGCAGATAACCCAGCTCTGGTCGTGTACGCAATCGGCAAAAACCCGAAGCGTGCAAAGGAACTGGCAGCGATCTCCGATCCCGTTAAATTCGCATTCGCGGTTGCGAAGCTGGAGAAGGAACTGAAAGTGACAACTCGAAAGCCGCCACCGCCGCCGGAGTCGCCTGTTAAAAGTTCGGGACGCACGGCTGGTACTGTAGACAATCAACTCGATCGCCTGCGGGCCGAGGCACTAAAGACGGGCGACCTGTCTAAAGTCTTGGCCTACAAGCGGGCAAAACAAAAATAGAGGACTGAAAAATGCCTAATGCATTTAGTAAAGAAGAGATCGTCGCCTTCGAAAACATTCTTGAAGGCTTCCAAGACGCGCTGGTTCTGTCGCGTAACGTTGCGGTGTTCAACACCGACAGCACCACGATGGAGCGCGCACGTGACACCATTTGGCGTCCGATGCCGTACATCGCGCAGAGCTTTGACTCGACCGTAGGCACCAGCATCTCGTCGAACTACGACGACATGACCCAGCTCAGCGTTCCGGCAACGCTCGGCTTCTCCAAGACCTCCGCTTGGAAGCTGAACACCAAGGAACTGCGTGACGCGCTGCAGGAAGGCCGCCTTGGCGATGCCGCAAAGCAGAAGCTGGCATCCGACATCAACCGCTCGGTCATGAACGCCGCTGCTAACCAGGGCACGCTGGTCGTTGCAGTTGCTGGCGCTGCTGGTGACTACGACGACGTGGCGCTCTGCGATGCGATCATGAATGAGCAGGGCGTGCCGGATTACGACCGCTATCTTGCGCTGTCGACCCGCGACTACAACGGCTTGGCTGGCAACCTTGCAACCTCAACGCGCTCCTTTGGAAATGCAAAGTCGGATCGCGCCTACGAGCGTTCGTATGTCGGCATGGTGGCTGGTTTCGAGACCTACAAGCTCGACTACGCCAACCGTCTGCTGGCGCAGGCAACGACCGTAACGATCGCCACCAACGGCGCGCAGGTTCGGTTCGTTCCGCGTGCGACCACGACTGCAACCGCAGGCATTCTGAACGTCGACAACCGCTATCAGCAGGTCACAGTTTCGACCACGACCGGTGTGCGTGCGGGCGATGCGTTCACGATCGCAGGCATCGAAGCCGTCCACCAGATCACCAAGCAGTCGACGGGCCAGCCCAAGACTTTCCGCGTGATCTCGATTGACTCCGGCACGACCATGACCATCAGCCCCCCGATGATTGGTGCGAACAGCTCTCCGACCGACGCCGAGCTGCAGTACCAGAACATCAACGTGGCTAGCACGTCTGCAACTGCTGCGATCAACTGGCTGAACGACAACGCCTGCAACGTGAACTGCTTCTGGCAGCGCGATGCAATCGAACTGTTGCCGGGCCGGTATGCTGTCCCGACCGATAGCGGCGCCGCAGTCATGCGCGCCTCTACGGATCAGGGCATCGAGCTGGTGATGCAGAAGTTCTACGACATCGACACCATGACGATCAAGTATCGTCTGGACACGCTGTACGGCGTGGTCAACCGGGCACCGGAAATGTCGGGCGTTCTGCTGTTCGGACAGTGATGAGCCGATAGGCTAAACTTGGGGGGCGCAATGCCCCCCATTTTTTTGGAGATGACGATGCCGCTCAAGAAGGGTTACAGCAAGAAGTCGATCAGTTCGAACATCTCGAAAGAGATGAAGTCAGGCCGCCCGCAGAAGCAGGCGATTGCGATCGCACTTTCGACCGCGCGAGAGGCGGCGATGAAAGCAGGCAAGCCGAGCAAGGCGCCGAAGGCGAAGAAGAAGTGAAGAAGGGTCTATACGCAAATATTGCAGCCAAGCGCGAGCGCATCAAGGAAGGCTCGGGAGAAAAGATGCGCAAGCCAGGCACCAAAGGCGCGCCTACCGCAAAGGCGTTCAAGCAAGCAGCAAAAACCGCGAGGAAAAAGTGACGTTCCCACGACATGTGTACACATCTCCTGGTCCGTATGCCAAGACATCCAGCCACCCGACCTGGGGCTGCGCGACTGTTGTCGACGAGGAGGATCTAGCGGCCGCTTTGAAAACGGGCAACTGGTTCGAAACCGTCGAGGAGGCGATCGAGGCGGCGGGTATCAATGCCTATCCGAAGCTTAAAGGCAAGGCGCGTGTGCGCGAGCTTCGCAAGCGCAAAGTGGTCGAGGTGATGGACAACGGACCGCCTACTCGCTCCGAGATGGAGATGCAAGCGAAAAAGCTCGGCATCGGATACAATGCTCGGACGAGCGATCAAGTGTTGCTCAGTCGGATCAGCGAGGTGATGAGGAGTGGCGTACACCAAACGGCAGTTCGTTGAGGCAGCGCTGACCGAGATCGGCCTGGCGTCCTACGTTTTCGACCTGTCGCCGGAGCAGCTTGAATACGCTCGGCGCAGGCTGGACGCCATGATGGCCGATTGGAATGGCAAGGGCATTCGCCTCAGCTATCCCATTCCCGCCTCGCCCGAACAAGGCTCGATCAACGACGAGACCTTCGTTCCAGACAGCGCTAACGAGGCTGTAATCCTAAACCTTGCCCTTAGATTAGCGCCGTCCTACGGCAAAGCCGTCATGGTCGAGACGCGCATCGCAGCAAAAGGCGCATACGATACCGTCCTTCAGCGCGCAACCGCGCCAATTGAGCAGCAAATGCCCGGCACCATGCCAGCAGGCGCAGGCAATAAATACTGGCGCGTTGCGGATGATCCTTTCCTCGAGCCGCCTGTTGATCCCGTAGAGACCGGGCCTGAAGGCATATTGGAGTTCTATTAATGCCCACCATCAACCAGCTCTCAACGATCGGCGAAGTCACCTCTGCAGACACGCTCCCAGTGTTTGACGAGTCGAACGGCGACGCCAGGAAGATGTCGGTGCTGCAGTTGCAGGACTATCTGGAAGAAAACCTGAATCTTGCGGATGTTGACTTCCTGCAAGCAGGCACCAGCGCAGTCGAGCGGACTGTGCAGAGCAAGCTGCGGGATGTGGTGTCGGTGAAGGATTTTGGGGCTGTTGGGGATGGGTCTACTAATGACACAACAGCTGTACAGAACGCAATCAATAGCGGATATACGGTCTATTTCCCGGCTGGCACGTATGCAGTTGGAGCTATTACCACAACAGGCAATCTGAAGATTGTTGGAGTAGGCGTGCTGGCTATGACTGGCAGCCTCACAATTGCAGACGCTGCCACGCAAGTAATCATCGAAGGGTTGTCATTTATCAAGGGGAACAATATAGGCGTTCTCCAAGGGGCGTCTGGCAACCTGACCACGGTTAGAATTCAAAACGTATCAGTTACCGGCGGATACGGATTCCATTTTCTCGGATCAGCCGCAAATGTAGAGGTAAGCGGCTGCAGCTTTTCCAGCCTGTCCGTGACTTCAAGTTCCGTTCAGGCTGTAAAAATTGGCAACAACGATTACACAGACAGCGCGGCCAGCAACTACATTCGCATCACCAACAATCGGGTTGTTGGTGTAACCAACTCTACAACAGCAGAAACGCACGCTTTTTTGGTTTACGGCACTGACATTGCCATATCAAACAACACGATCGAAGGCGTCTATCACGCATCAACCGCATGCGAGGCTATCTATACAAAAGGCGTCAGAGTCGCGATCACTGGCAACACAGTCAAAAATTGCGGCCCTTCTGAAGATGGCTGCATTGCAGTGAAAGGCACAGACTACGGCGATACGTCAGCACCACGCGGTTATGAATGCGTTATTTCCGGCAATGTCGTGTCCTACGACACCAACAACACCACGCAAGTTAAAGGGATAACCTCGGCCGTACAAAATGCTTCTATCGTTGGGAATGTGCTTCGGAACACTTTTATCAGCGTAAGCGGTCAAAATAATTTGGTTGATGGAAACCTGGTCGACATCGTTGCTGATACATACACTCCAAAAGCATTTGTCGCCGAGATAACAAAGCCCGACATTCGTGTCAGCAATAACAAATTCCGGGTCGTTTCTTCAAATCTAAACTCAAACACGATCTCTGCAGCGTATGTCAGGGCCACTGCTGGATATCCTGTCGAGAGGTTCGATTTCTCAAACAACGACTGCCGGGTTGTGTGGAGTGGAGTCACAACCGGCGGATCAAACTATCTTGCTTTTTTAGAGCTTTGGTGTGATGGCGCAACCATTGACGCGCAAGTTAGAAACAACACATTCCGAGTTGAAACTCCAAACATAACAAACATCCGCAGCGTTGTTCCTTATGTGTACAGCGGGGCAAGCAATCTTGCGGCTACTTTCATGGATAACCGAATCATCACGGTTGATCCAGTGGGCGGCGGCTATCGCACATTCAGGCCATTCGGGTCTGGCGCTGATACTGTTTATTTTCAAAATAATAGATCGAATGTTGTGCCGATTGTTGGTGCAAACGTCGGGCTTGTTATGTCTTACGACGTAGACGTGACAAACATTGACGCAACAGCGGCGAGGACTTTGTACTTGCCATCGCCTGCCGCTCTTGGGTCAAGACTCAGGATTGCTGCCGCAAACAGAACGCACAACATCGTCATTGATCCAAACGGAACAACTTGGGCCGATGGTTCAACATCTGCAAAAACTCTATCTTCTAAAGGCTTTGTCGAACTTCAAGTTTACGAGACCGGATACTGGACAGTTACCAGTCTTTCTGGGACTTTGACGTAAGGAATACCCATGCCCACCCTAAAACAACTCCTCCGCTCCCGAACCGTGATCTTCGCAGTCGCAGTCGCGATCCTTAGCGTCCTGCAGGGATTCGTCTTTGCACTGCCCTTGCCACCTGCCGGACAAGCCGCAGTTGGTTGTATCATTGCTGTGGCGGTGGTTTTGCTAAGAGCCATCACGACCGAGCCGCTCACGAGGAAGTAATCCATGCCGATAATCAACCAACTCCCGTCGATCGACGAAGTGTCAGGCGGCAACCAGATCCCGACCTACTACGCTGGCGGCGGTGATGCGAGGAAGATGTCGGTCAGCCTGCTGCAGGAGTATCTGCAGGACAATCTTAACTTCCCGGACAACGCTTCAGAGATCACCTACAACCCCGCAGGCACCAGCGCGGTGGCGAGGACGGTGGAGTCGAAGCTGCGCGACGTGGTGAGCGTCAAGGACTTTGGTGCTGTAGGAGATGGCGTAACAGACGACATTCTGGCATTCACGAGAGCGCTTGCAACGGGCAAGGACGTTCTGGTGCCTGAAGGAACCTACAGGCTTGCGCCGACGGCGGTGCAAATCATTGCGAATTTGGGCGAACAGCTTCTTTATGGAGAAGGTACGGCGACACTAAAGGTCGATCTTGCATCGAGCATTCAGCTTTTTGTATTTTATGGGCCTGTCTCTCTAGAAAATCTTTCCGTTGATTTTAACCAGAAGTCTTGCTCAGACGCTTTTACATGGGCATCAAATGTCGGCCACATAAACATCAAAAACGTCAAGGTCTTTAATCTAAAAGACACAAACAGCGCGATATCGTCCGCAACTTTTGTGATTTCTGCCGCTGGGAACACGTTTGACATTGAAAACATAAAAGCGACCTCGATGCTCAAGCGCGGCAATGGTTCCGAGGCGGACAGTGGTGGTGCTTACAACATGATTTTTGTTTGGGGGCAAACTTCAAACGTAAGCACAAAAGGATCAATTAGAAACGTGTTTGCTAGTGAAATTCACAATATAAACGCGTCAGATCAGATCATTTTTGAAGATACTGCTGTCATTTTTATCGCAACCCACGGCGACGACAAAGAAAACAACGTCGTGATAGACGGCGTGCATGGTTACAACTTCGGCAAGAGAATAGTAAAAACACAAGCGTCTAACGTTTCAATTTCTAACGTGGTTGGCAACGTTACAGCCGAAGACACATTGTGCGTTATTTCTCTCCAGCAGGATGCGGCAACATATGGCGTTAAGACTGGATGCTCCGCGACCAACATCGTTGGTTACGGGAAGATGAACTCAGTGATTGAATGCAGCGCGTTAGGATCAAAAATAAATAACGTTGTTGGACAAACAAGCACTTCATCAAAATTTCCTACTGACGCAAATACTTTGCTTTTGCGCGGAGACGACATTGTTGTTGACGGGGTATGGTCTAATTCTCAGCGAGATATTGGCATTGGATTTGGTTTACAAATAATTAAAAACCTCACATTAAAAAACATTAATTTAGTGATTGGAACAAATAAGGCCGGAGCAACAACAATTTACAGCAGAGCCGATACGTTAGGTTTTGACGGGGTTTTGATTGATGGGTTGAACGCTATTGTCAATTCAGATGTAACCGCTCCATCCGCAGCGGTTTGGATGTCTGACTACTTCAACGGAACCACTAAAGTCGGACGCAACCTTACAATTAAAAACGTCATTGTTAAATCAAGCGCCGTAAACAGCGGTTATGCTATTGATTGCAAATACATAGAAAACATGATTGTTGACAATGTTAGATATATAAACACTAGCGGGGCTTCGCATTTCAGGATTGTCCAAGCTGTTTCGTGCATAAATGTCAATGTCTCTGATGTTATTGTTGAAGGATCCAACGTGGTTGGTGTAAATATTAGCGGTTGCACCGGAAAAAATGTAGTCAGCCGTGTATACAACCCAAGCGCAACTCAAAACTCCGTATACAACTACAACTCAACAGATGTGACCGTCATGAACTGCGACACGGCGCAGGTTAGTGGCGCTTTGACGCCCACGTGGCAGAATTCAAAGCTGACATTCGGCACAACCGCTAACAGACCGACCGTCGGACTGACTCCTTATTTTACACAATACTTCGACACAACCATCACCAAGCCGATTTGGTGGAATGGTACCGTCTGGAAGGATGCTACAGGCACAACCGTATAACCAACCCCAGAGACCCCGCCCATGACCGACATCGACCCCGTAAAATTCGGCCTGCTGATCGGCCAAGTTAAGACGCTCGAGGCCCAAGTCGACGAGCTGCAAAAAGACATCAAGCAGCTCTTGGCGCTGGCGAACAAGTCTAAAGGGTCGTTGTGGGCGGGTATGATGCTTGCCAGCATCTTCGGGGCCGGTGTCACTTGGACCATCAACTTTTTTCGATAGAGGTCTGATATGAGCGTAAACAATCAATTCAGCCAGCGGGTTGGATCTAACCAAGTCGTGACGCCTGCGGCTACGAGCGCGAGCATCACGCTAGCCGCTAACGACAAGGCCGTTCGGCTGGTGAACTCGGGCGCCAACATCTGCCACGTGCGGATCGGTGAAGGCTCGCAGACGGCCACGACGGCCGACCTGCCGGTGCGCGCGGGTTCCGAGATTATCGTTCGCAAGCGCGACGGCGATGTTACCCTGGCGCATATCTCTGCCAGCGGCACGACGCTGCACGTAGCGACCGGCGAAGGCGGGCTGTGAAGAAAGACCCGCGCCTCGAGCGGGCCGGTGTCGCTGGCTACAACAAGCCGAAAAAGACACCATCCCACCCGACAAAGAGCCATGTGGTCGTGGCCAAGGTCGGCGACGAGGTGAAGACTATTCGCTTCGGCCAGCAGGGCGTCTCAGGCTCGCCAAAGAAAGAAGGCGAGAGCAAGGCTGCGAAGGCGCGCAGAGAATCGTTCAAGGCGCGGCATGCGAGCAATATCGCGAAGGGTAAGATGTCGGCGGCTTATTGGGCAGATAAAGTCAAATGGTAAAAAAGCTCCTCTTAATCGCCCTCCTCCTACCCGCAATGGCGCACGCTCGCTACTCAGCGACGATCGAGTGGATCGCGCCTGACTCTTACGAGGACGGCACTCCGCTCGCGCCGGAGGAGATCCTGTCCTTCGAGATCCTGTACGGAACGGCATCGGGCAGTTACACCAACAGCGTAACGGTGTCCGGCACCGCGCGAGAGTATACGATAAGCAACCTGGCGTCCGGCACTTGGTATTTCGTGGCGACGGTCACCACAGTCGAGCTTGAAACTTCGGTTATCTCGAACGAGGTCTCGCGCAAGTTCACACGCGGCAAGCCCAAGAAATTCACAATTAGGTTTAAGTAGCCATGCCGCAGATACCG